AACAATTTCTTAGCTGCATCATAATGATGTTGACGGTCGGTCAATCCTGTTGTTCCACCATTAATCGCCTTAGTTAATCCAACAAAATCTTTTTTATCAACAAATCTCTCATTTAATCTATTTTCTTTCCAGAAAAATGCGCCACTAGCAATAGCACCTTCTAAAGTTTCACAATAAGCAACAGTTTCGTCTAGGGATTTCCCACAAGATTTAGAGAATTTTGTATAATTATCTTTTCCAGTTAACTGAATCGCACCGCGACCACGATATTTCCAACCCTCTCCGCTGGCTTCAGAACCATTTCCCATACGATCACAATAGACTTTATTAGCGATTTTTTCTGGATTGCGATTATAAGCACCTGCGGTTGCCGCAGTAAACCGTTTTGGCCAAACTTTACATAAACCTTCAGCTGAATAATTTAAGTTTTCAATAAAAACTGTAAACCCAGCACTTTCGTGTCCGCATTGTGCCAAGAAACACGCAACTCTTTCAGTTCCTGTAATATCATATTTTGGGAGAACAACATTTAATGCATCAGTTAATCCACTAGGATCTTTATGTTTAGGGAATAATGATTTAACTGTACCTAATGACACAACACCAGCAGAAATTTGTTTAGGTTTTTCTTCTACAGGAGGCGTTGCAGTACCGTCTGGAAAATCTTTCACAGCTTTTCTAGTAGCTGGACCATCAAGACCATCAGCAGTGATTTTTGCACCGCGAGCAATTAATTTTTTTTGTAACTCAAAAATTTTCGGATCGCCTTTTGGTGACATTTTTGGTTCAGTAACTGATGGAACTACAACATCAGATAATGATTTAGAAACTTCTTCAAGTTTTTCGTCCAATAACCCTTTTAACATATCTAGCATAACGCACCTCTTTTAACAAATTGCTTTTTCTATATTTAGGTTTAACAGGTTTTTTAACCGAATCGTAAAAAAGTGCTTGCTTTTTTACCGCAAAAACGGTATAATGTAGTTGTACCTTAACTTAACTTGGAAAACTTTATGCAAAAAATCAAACACTATTTCGAAAGCCGTAAAATTTTTAAAGAAATTAAAGAAGCAAATAACTATCATGTTATTAAACCGTTTTTACACGGTTCACAATTAGAATATCGCAGATTTGCGAATTATGTTTTCCTAAAAGATTCTAAAGAAAACCAAGAAGCATTGGCTAAACGAAATTTCTCAGATTTCAAAGAAAGTGTACAGAAACACGTTAATTGGGAATTAAACGATGAGGTGTTGGATTTTGGTGAATCAATTCTTTATAACAAAAAATATAACATTATGTTGGTAATGGTTCCTGAAAAGAAATGGAACACATTAAACACCTCAGTTACAATTGCAGAAAAAACTGATAGCGGTATTGAAGTCCAAAGAAATGTGTTGGTTAATGTTTATACAACTTTAATCTAAAATTCTTCCATCATCCATATAGCATTTCTAGGTAACGCTTCAAGCATCTTATCTCTAGTAAATAGATTATTCGCAGTACAAAAATCATCAAATTTGACGTATTGCGAATAGTCTTTTACATCAAACATACTCTCTAAAAAATCACAACGTTCTTCAAAACTTGTTATTTGATCGCTCATAGATTTTCTCCATTTATATCTTATTTATTTTTATAAATACTATAAAATTAACCAATTTATAGAGTTTAAAATGGCATCTACATATTCTGATTTACTCCGCTTGGAGTTAATGGCAAATAAAGAAAATAAGGGAACTTGGGGAACAAAAACCAATAATAATTTGGATATTGTTATCGAAGCTGCAATTGCTGGCATGGCAACTGTTTCAATGTTAAACGCAGATTATACATTAACTACAGCTAACGCAAGCGATGATGAAGCCAGAAAAGCTATTCTAACGATTACATCTTCTGTCTCATTAACAGCAACCCGAAATATAATTATCCCAACTTCTACTAAAATTTATATTATATCAAATAAAACAACAGGTGGACAAAATATTGTTGTCAAAACTGCGGCTGGAACTGGTGTTACTATTTTAAATAATTCTACAAAAATAATTTATTGTGATGGGGTAAATGTTGTAGAAGCAATTACGCAAATTAACGCTAACACTATATTTGTTGGAACAAGTGCAAATACTACACAATTCCCTAATTCATCTGTCACCATATCATCAACTGCTACTGCTAATCAACGATCTGAAATACATAATATAGGATTATTGGCAGAAGGTGTGGCGCACGCAACTGATGCAAACGTGTACGGGGTTGGGGTATATGGAAAAGGTTATACAAGCCCAGCAACTAGATGCGCTGGAGTTATTGGTGAAGCACATGTTTTAGGAGTTGCTGATCAAGGATCTGCAATTGGTGTTCGTGGATATTCTAATGACATACACACAGGTGGCCATAATGTCGGGTTATTTGGTGAAGCATCTGGCGCCAGTGGTTCAGGTAATAATTATTCTTTGTATTTAAATAATGGCGGGATTTATTTAAATAGTGCTCAAACATGGTTATTAGGCGCTAATTTAACATTTTCTAGTTCAAATATAATATACAGCAACACAAATATTTACACAACTGGTATTAGTAGTGTTTTAGTTGGTGGATCTGGTGGTATAGGGTATGGTCCTGGTTCTGGTGGAACAATTACTCAGCTTACAAACAAAGCAACAACAGTTGTTTTAAATAAAACATCTGGACAAATAACAACAAATAATGCTGTTTTAGCAGGAAATACAACAGTATCATTTACAATGACTAATTCAACATTAAAAGCTGGTGATGTATTAGTTCTTAACCATTTATCTGGTGGTACTGCAGGATCTTATCTTTTAAATGCTCGATGTGCAGCTGGATCAGCATCAATCAATATTAGAAATGTAACGGATGCATCATTAACAGAAGCAATTACAATCGCATTTGCAACAATTAAAACAGCTACAGCTTAAATAATATAGGAAATCTTTAAATGATAACAGAAATTTCAAGAACTTTATATGGTGTATATGATTATGCCAACACACAAATTAATTTTGAATCAAATCCATATCTTCAAGCAACTAATGATTTAATTCTATATTTTACAGACAATGATGCTAGATATGCAGCTAAAGTTTCTAGTGTTTCTGGAAATAATGCCGTTATTGATTTTTCAAATGCTCAGTATGATGGGTGGGGTGTGGTTGCTAAAACTCCAAATTATGGAGCAGGTTTAACTGGTCCACAAGAAGTATTTTCTTTTAAATTTACTAATCCACCTAATGCAGTTCTTCAAGCATTCTCAACTGGAGGCAGTTCTAATGTTGCTATTGAAGTATCAACAGATCAACAACATTGGATCTCATTAGCCACATTACCAATTACCGTTGCTAATTCAAATACTGCATATACAACAGTAACAACTCCTTGGCCATATGGAAGACTTAATATTACTAATATTGGCGCTGGAAATTCAATTGCAGTAAACAAAGTAATATAATAAATACATAGCTGGTCGCGGACTCCCACATCCCACCAGCACTAAACATTATAATTATAAGGAGGAATAATGTCTAGCGAAAATATTTATATAACAGAAAAACAAATGAAAAATTTTAAACCAACATATTTAATGATAAAACAACATAAATCAACAGGTTTAAAATATTTATGTAAAACTAATTCTAAAAACCCATTTAAATATAATGGATCTGGAGATTATTGGTTAGCTCATTTAAAAAAACACGGTACGAATGTTGATACACTATGGTGCAAATTATTTAATGATATTAATGTATTAGTTGCTACAGCAATTAACCTATCAAAAAAATATAATATAATTGAATCTGAAGAATGGGCTAATTTAAAATTAGAGAATGGATTAGATGGCGGAACAACTTCCGAACAACAGAAAAAAATACAAAGAAAACGAGTTGATGATGGAACGCATCATTGTTTGGGAGATGGAGAATTTCAAAGAAAAATTCAACAAAAAAGACTTGAAGACGGTACACATAATTGGATTGGCGGAGAATTTCAACGGGAATTAGCGCAAAAAAGGATTAAAGATGGTACGCATAATTTTTTAAATGATAATCATCCATCTAAAGTAAAAATAAAAGATGGAACGCATTTTTTCCTAGGAGATACAAATCCAGTTTATACGCAAATTAAAAATGAAAAAAACATTTTTGTAAATAATAATCCAGGATTACATGGCACATTTCAAAAAGCGAAAGCAGCCAGACCAATTTATCAAGAAATAAAAGAATTATACAAAGCTAATGGGTTAAAATTACCAAAAGGCACATATATGAAATCAGATGAATATTTAGAATCACTTAAACTTAAATACTAAATAACTTAAATACTAAATAACTTAAATAAGGAATTATACATGAGCGCAATGTCCGATTATCTTGAAAACAAAATCATTGATCATATTTTAAGAGGAACACCGTATACAGCACCATCAACAAACGTTTGTATTGCTTTGTTTACAACAACACCTAGTGATACAGGTGGTGGCACAGAAATTCCTAGTTCTAACAACTATACTCGTGCTAATGTTGCTGCAAGTTTAAGCGGTTGGACAGGTACACACGGTGGTTCTGGTGCAGTAAGTTCTGGTACAAGTGGTTTTGCTAACAATGCGTCAATAATTTCATTTAATGCTCCATCAGGTAACTGGGGCGTTGTTCAAGGTTTTGGTATGTATGATGCATTCACTGGCGGAAACTTGTTATTCTATGGAGCATTAACTGTTCCTAAAACTATCAATAATGGGGACGCTGCTCCTAGTTTTGCAGCTAATACATTGTGTATCCAAATCGATAATTAATATTATCTCTCTGGAAATCAAAAAGGGGCTGAAAAGCCCCTTTTTTATGATAAATTAATTTATCAAATTACCATTCTAAAACAGGCAAATCAGCTTCGATATCAGAAAATGATGTAACAACTCGTGTACCTGCTTCAACGGCAGCTAAAATTGAATACAAAATTGCCCAAGATGCATCCCGTAACTCAACCGCTTTTAATCCATCAGCTTTAAAAAGGTCGTTAGAAGAATTGACATAAGTACATGCTGATAAGATACCATCATACCCTCTTTCTTTAGCAAATGCGTCAAGGTTTGATTGGACAACCGAAACGATTGACGCTTTTACCTGTTCCATTTTTGCTATTTGATTTTGTTGGGCGATTACTGGATCCAAATCAACAACAACCCACGATTGTTCGTAATGCCCTTTAGCAGTCAATATTGGGGGACCCTGGACCACTATTTGCGATACAGTATCAAATTCCGGCTGAGGTGTTGTAAATACAACAGCCACGCCCAAAAATTCTAATACTTCTTGCCCCCAAACTGCTGGAAAGCTAATATCTGGATTACGACGTCTCAGCTCACCTTGTGACACCACTTCTTGGGTATCAATGATGATATATTCCATGTGAATCTCCTATTGGATTGAAGTATGGGGGAGTTGAAATCCTCCCCCATGATTATTTATTAAGCAATGGCTAAAAATATGTAAGTTGCTGCATTAACATTGATGTTTGTAGCCGCCACTTGATTAACGATAAATCCCAATGCATCTGGGTCAATGCTATCATCGGTTGTAACTTCAGCAGTGGTGTTATTTAAACTTAGATGAGGGTCGGTAGCAGCAACAATGCCCCTGACGGTGTCCCACACAAACCAATCGCCCGTTGAATCAGCCCGCTTGATAAGAACAAATCTCGTCCCACTAGTAAACCCGCAATTGATTGTCTGAGTGCTTCCGTTGCCTGTGTAGCTGCCTACTTTTGAAACGCCTGGGCATGATGCAAAAAGGTAGGCGACCATCGTAACACCCGCAGACGGATTGGTGTCATCCCCTGTACCAACGGTAAAGCTTGTGCTTGTCGGTGCGGTATTATTCCACATAGGCGTAGAAAGACCGAACGCATTGGTTGAATTTAACAACCCCTTCTTTGTTGCCCCTTGAGACGCTGCATAAACTGCCCAATTCCAGCCACTAGAACTACGGGCTTTCATAATCATCAACTCAGGCGTAACCGTTAAGTTGTGAGTGATTGTCATTACGGTGCTACCTGTTGCCGTATAGCAAACCACATCAAACACACCAGGGGCGCGTTTGAAGAAGTGCGCTGTTATTGCATAGAAAGACGGCCCATTTGCATTCCAAGTGTTGCCCATCCCAAACACAGTTCCGTTCGTATTCCATGCGTAGCTACCCTCCGCGGAAGTTACATGCGTAGCCAAGTGCGGGCTTGTAGCAAACGAACTTGTTGGTGTGTCTGCGAACCCGTATCCAGTCAGTCTGGTTTTGAAGCTGCGGCCATAATGTGGTGATATGACCCCTTTATTCAACTGCATGACCAAATCTGGCTGAAAGCCAATCGTTGAAACCGGAAAAGATGGAGCGTCAACACCGGTTTGGTCAATCATGCTGTAAACCTGCGTCCCAGTTGTCGGTGGCTTGTTGGGGCGACGGATGGCGATGTAGATGTATGTGGTACCACCCTGTAGAGTTGGTGTAACAAATCCTGTCGCCGTTGGATTGCCGCCAGTTAGAACCGATTCGGCAGATGCAATGTTAGCCGACAAATATTGATCGTTCGTTGCCATTGACCAACCGCGAGCTACGTCAAGCATAACCCAACCATCTATTGCCGAACTTGACTTCACCATAACCCATTGCGGTTCGTAGCCAAGGGTTACAGTCGCGTTGCCACTTCCATCAGTCGTAAACGACCCACACGAAATCACATTGTCCGTACCCGTTAGACCAAAACCTCCAGCGTTGTGGGCGAAGATGTAGGCGACAAATGTGCCGCCAGAGGCGTTTAAATAACTGATTGATGTCACACCAAACGCTGTAGATGTAACAGAACCAAAAATGTTAAAGCCTTGGGCTGCGGTACTGTTTAAATAAAGTGTGCTGGCATCTTTATGCCAAACAGACCAATCACCAGCGCTATCAGTGCGTTTGACAATAATGCAGCCAGGAACACTGCCAAGGTTATGCGGAATGTTTTGAGCTGATCCGTTCCCCGTATACGTCACCACATCAAAGAACTTCGGCTGCTTGCGGAATGTCCATGAGGCGTAGTTGGTGCTGGACGCATTTATGACTGTGCTTGACCCGTTTAGGGTGAACCCAGAACCTGTCGTAGTTATGCTGGTTGTTGGTGATGTGGTTATGCTCGCGTTCGTTGCGTTTGATGCTTGATACGCAATTGTGGCGTAGCCGCCGCTGGGTAGATTGAACAAAGCATTATCCGTTGCATTTGTTCTATTTTTAACCCATGTAAGCCCGCCCTTACCTGTCAGGTCAATCCCGTTTGTGATCGTCTGTGTAGAGCCGTTACCTCTATATAGATAGGTGCTGAACACGTCTTCAATATAAGTTGCTGGACTAGCGCCAGCTGCTGCTTGTACTATATCTCTAACACTCATAATAATCCTTTTTTATAAAAAATATTCATCCAACCCCCAAGAGAGATTATTTTAAGTCTTTACCAAGAACCAACCCACTCCAAGTAGTACCACCGTCATGCGTAAAGAAACCCAATACATCACGACCAGAAACAGTTAACGTTGGTGCTATACCGGATGCCCATTTCACACCTGACCACCAAGTAATAGTAGATGAACCACCATTAGTCAAATCCAATACAAATGATATTGCAGTGTTGATAGAAGGAACGTTAGACACAGTGAATGTAGTTACACCAGAAATGGTTTTACTAAAATAATTACCAGTTGCACAATCGATGTCAGAGGCAGCAATTGCTGCTTTAATTTCTTTTGTGCCGGTGATTGTTGGAGCGGTTAAAATTTTATTGGTTAATGTTTGAGATCCAGTTAATGTAACTACGGAACTATCTATTCCTAATGTTGCAGCTGCGGCACCAGTATAATTTGTTCCGGTACTCCAGATCAAACCTGAACCATTAGCTAATGCATTTAATGTAGAACCTAATACAATACCAGAAATAGTATTTGCAGCTAATTTAGAGGTAGAAATTGCAGCTGTAGCACTAATATCAGCATTAACGATAGTTCCGTCCAATAACATAGCTGAAGTAACAGTACCAGTATCCCCAGTAGAAATTAATGTACCAGTATTAGCAGGTAATGTTAATGTTGTTGTACCAGCAACAGCTGTAGGTTGTAAAGTAATGGTTCCGCTTGATGCACCAGGAAGAGCAACCGAAGTAATTCCAGTTAATCCCAAATTACCAGAACTACGATTTAATGCTATTACAGTTGTTCCAATATAATGAGAAGAATTCCCCAAAACAACAGAAGGAATAGTTCCTGCTAAATTAGCAGAAGGAATATTCGTCAAATTAGCTGCGGTAACATTACCAATAGCAGAAACCCAAATACCACTTGTTACCCTACCAACAGAAGTAAGCGAAGAATTTACTACACTGGAATTCAATGTTGTCGCAGAAAGAACATCGGATCCACCGATTTTATATGTTTTACCAGAAACCAAATTTAAATTTTCAGAACTTACCCAACTAGAAATACCAGCTGTATTTGACCAATTAAATGTTTTATCGGTAGTTCCTTTGACGAGTAATCCACCACCATCAGCTGTTAAGTCTGTCGGGGCTGCAGTATTACCCAATTCAATAATTTTATCATTTATTACTAATTTAGTAGAATCAAATGTAGTTGTAATACCGTGAACATAAAGATTTCCTGATACATTTACATCGTTACCGAATGAAATTGAATTATTAAAATTAGTTTTACCATCAACATAATTTTTCATTGCAGTATTAGCTGCATCAGTATAATTTCTAGCAAATGTATTAGCTAAATCAGTATAATTTCTAGCTGCAGTTAATGTGATTCCATCATTCGCTTGTAAGAAAGTATTAGCTGCATTGGTTCTTGATGTATTAAAACTGTTCGCTAGATCAGTGTATGCTCTAGCTGCAGTTAATGTAATCCCATCATTCGCTTGTAGGAAAGTATTAGCTGCATTGGTTCTTGATGTATTAAAACTGTTCGCTAGATCAGTGTATGCTCTAGCTGCAGTTAATGTAATCCCATCGTTAGCCTGCAAGAAGGTATTAGCATCAGCTAATCTTGATGTATTAAAACTGTTCGCTAGATCAGTGTATGCTCTAGCTGCAGTTAATGTAATCCCATCGTTAGCCTGCAAGAAGGTATTAGCTGCATTGGTTCTTGATGTATTAAAACTGTTCGCTAGATCAGTATAATTTCTAGCAGCGGTTAATGTGATTCCATCATTCGCTTGTAGGAAAGTATTAGCTGCATTGGTTCTTGATGTATTAAAACTGTTCGCTAGATCAGTATAATTTCTAGCAGCGGTTAATGTGATTCCATCATTCGCTTGTAGGAAAGTATTAGCTGCATTGGTTCTTGATGTATTAAAACTGTTCGCTAAATCTGTATATGCTCTAGCTGCAGTTAATGTGATTCCATCATTCGCTTGTA